TTAACAGCAGCAGCAGTTGCAGTTTAATTTTAGTAGCTAGGAAACAAATTAAAAGCACTCTTTCTAAGGGTGCTTTTTTTTGACCTGTTAAACGGTAAATACCTACATGCGATATCGCAAATATTTTGGAGAATTAAAATGTCTTTAGCAAGAGTAAATGGTTGGGCACAGCCAACAGATAGTGGTAATGCACAAATTACCGGTCGTACACTTAAACATTATACAGTTTCATTATCTAATGTTCATGTAAACTATGCATCTTCTGAGAGTGATTTTGAAAAATTAATTCGTGCAATCAGTCAAATTGGTTCAATTGAATTATTAGGAACTCCAGCAGGCGGTGCATTCCGCGTTGCTATCTCAGGAGCAGCACCAAGTGCGTCAACTGGTGCAACAAGTCTGCAGGCCTATGCTAACACTTATACTACAGGCGCTGGTGTAGTTGGTACAACAGTATCTGATTTTAACTACTAAGTAAGTTGGTAATTTTAAAAAGGCAGAAACGTTTCTGCCTTTTTAATTGACTATAAATATCGTTGTGTCTAATCAATTATTTCTTTATCAAGGTTTTACCTTAGTCGATATTACTCCTACTGGGCAAACATCCTATTCACCTGAAAAAGAGTTTGCTCGCAACCAACAACGTAATTGGGAAACCATATCACAGATAATCAGCTTACGTACTCAGCCCGAAATAATAGAAACATCGGATACTATAACCAATCTTGATCTCTATAGTTTTGGAATAAACTATGTTGGTCAACATCGTGTATGGAGTTTTATGTTTGGAGTTGAATATCGAGACATATATAAAGAAGGTCCTGATATATTTGGATTATTAAAATCTGATTTTAAGATAACCCCAATAACCTTAAAATTAACAGAAACTGCTGAACCGCCTCATGCAATTTTTTACACCAGCGGTCCATGGAATAACATATACTTTAAAAGTTTGAAAAATTAGTTAAATATATTAGATGCTCATAGGCATTCATTAAGGCACATATTAAGGCACATTGTTAAGGCTCACCCAAAAGACGGCATCGCTCACTTAGGAAGGCGAGATGGCCAAACCAGCAGAAATTGAAAAACAGAGTCTAGAAGCCCACGTTGAAATATGTGCCGTTAGGTACGCAAACTTGGAAACTAAACTAGAAAACTTAGAACATCGTATGGACAAACTTGAAGGCTACCTAGTAGGCATCAAGGAAAGTTTAGACGACAAATTTGAAGGCCGCGGCAAACAAAGCGTCAGCGTCCTGGTCAGCATCTTAGGCGTAATCCTAGCAGGTCTTATCGGCTTCATTGGCCACGCTTTATTCAAGTAATAAATACTTGCATGAAGATCGTAGAACTATACAACAATTTACAACTACCTATTAACAACGAAGAAGCAGAATTGCTTGAACGTTTTATTGGTACAACCCCAATAGCCAAAAGTCATCTCAATGAGCGTGAACAAATTTTAGCTAATCAATTAACTGTAAAAGATGTATTGCTACGCACAAATGAAGATGGCAAACTCTATTACAAAAAACGCACCGGCTAAATTTGACGTTGAAAAAATACGTCGATTTACACAGCAAGAACTTGCAAAACTAGCCAATGATCCCACTGAACTACCTTTCTGTTATCAGCTTGGTACAGATGTTCTTGTGGGGCGTTATCGCGTGCAAAAAATCAATGATGATTGCTGGCGTGTTATGCAGAGTGGTCAACAGTTATTTGATTTTTTTGCTCGTAAAGATGCTATCTACTATTGTATAGCATTACACAAAGAAAAAACACAATTAGCCAATGATATTAGAGAATGTGATGGCTTATTAAATAAACTAGAATTTGACGCCAGTTTATACCGATTACGCTATAAAAAAGCCCATGAAAAAGGTGATACTTGGGGTGAAGAATACTACAGTGTTCGCTATACAGAAACACAGCATAAGATAGAACAAGTTAAAAAAGAAATAAAGAAAAACCTTAACTTGGCTAAATATATTAAAGTCTAAATAGGAATTTGACCATGAAACTAGCAGAAATGTCTACAAAATCAACACGTAAGATCAACAAACTAATGGAAAGCCGCTTTGGTTTTGCTATTAATTTCAGTAATCTGACTGTTGCTAAAGCAGAAAAATTAAGCGAAACTATCGCTGCGAATTTAAACAAAATTCGTCACAGTGTAGCACTACACACCGCAGAAACAAATCCACGTTATATGGAATTGTTAACTGTACAAGAAGGCATCAATGCTTGGTTAGAACAAAATCGCACACAACTAAACGAAGGTGAAGTTGGTAATGCAGAAGTGCTATTGGCTGCTAAAGACATGGTAGACTCAGTTCAAGACGCTATTGAGAAAGTTGGTAAGATGCAGAACGAACAACTTCCACAATTGCTTGACAGCATCCGTGACCAAATTGGTAGCGAACAAGCAGAAGCATTTAAATCAGCAGTAGGCACAACACTAGACACACTAATGCAAAATCTGCAATCAGCACGTGAAGGTGTTGACAATGGCGTTCGTGTATTATCAGGTGAGCAAGTTGACAATCCAATGGCAATGCCAGGTGACACAACAGGTGGGGATACAGAATTACCTCCAGCTCCGGGCAGTGATCTAGATCAAGACGAAACTGACGGCTTTGGTGCTACTGATGCTGCAGTTGGTGGCGCAGAAGAACTTGGTCGTGAACTAAGATAATCGTGCGTTTAAATGAATTTCAACACAGTCCAAAAAATACTCCAGAGTCTAATTTAACAACGGCTCTGGAACTTATTCGCCATAGATATAAAGACAAGAAACAACCCCCAAAAATCTCAACACAAAGCCTAATCAATCTTGTGCTTAACACAGACAAGACATTTGATTATGATGCGCTAGTAGCGGCCAACGAAAATAATCCAGCACTTAAAAATTTAATCAAAAGCTATAACAAAGATTATATTGAACTACGTCCAGCTGGTGAAGATGATGATACAGATGCTACAACTACAAATACTCCAGATGGTGCGGCAACAGATGCTCCAGTGGACACAGTTGCAAACATGGCCAAACGTGCTGCTAAATCACGTGGCGCTGCATTTTAATCAAAACACTTGACATAACGTTATAAATACTGTAGTATTATACTATACTATTGGAGTTTATATATGGCTTATTCGGAAAAAGTTCTAGACCACTACGAAAACCCTCGTAATGTGGGCACCATGGACAAGGATAGTCCAGATGTAGGAACAGGTATGGTTGGTGCACCGGCCTGCGGTGATGTAATGAAACTACAGATTGAAGTCCATGAAGGGATCATAACAGATGCCAAATTTAAGACGTATGGCTGTGGTAGTGCTATTGCTAGTAGTAGCCTTGTCACCGAGCTCCTCAAGGGCAAGACGCTGGATGAGGCTCAGACCATCAAAAACTCACATATCGCAGAAGAACTCGCACTACCGCCCGTCAAAATTCATTGCTCGGTGCTTGCAGAAGATGCGATCAAATCAGCAATAGCAGACTATAGAAAGAAACATGAAGAAATCACCCATTGAAAGCCCTTGCATAGCAGTATGCCGCATGGACAATGAAGTCTGCGTGGGCTGTGGTCGCACGGTGGATGAAGTAGTTAATTGGTATGATATGAATGATGATGAAAAACAAGCAGTGTTAAACAGGCTAGAAAAAGAATCAGACGGATGGTTTAAATAATGGATATGATCACACTAACAGCCAATGCCGCTAAACACATGCAAGATGCCCTGTACAATCGCGGTCGAGGCATCGGTATGCGCATTGGTGTGCGCACATCAGGTTGCAGTGGCTTTGCCTATATGTTAGAATTTGCTGATAAAACATTTGAGGGCGATATTGAGATATTAGATAGTGGTGTTAATCTTGTCATCAATAAAAAAGATCTAGTGTATCTACAAGGTATGCAGATTGACTATGCTAAAAAAGGTCTGAACGAAGGCTTTGAATTCTCTAACCCTAACGAAAAAGCACGGTGTGGATGCGGTGAAAGTTTTACTGTTTAAAAACTGTTAAATACTTACATGAAATTTCCCATAAT